CCCGATCTCGCCGCAGCAGATCGAAAGGAACGGACATGCCAGCCATTGTCACAGCAAGCCAATTGCGTACGGTGCTTGGCGTGTCCGTTTCCTTATACAGTGACAGTTATTTGGACGAAATAATCAACACTAGTGAGGCTGTAATTTTGCCCATGCTGGTTGCAAATACTTCAGCAATTCAATCGTACAAATTAGAATCAAACGTTGCTTATTTTTACACGCAACGCGATCATCATTTTGTTGCAGGTCAAACCGTAATCGTGACTGGTTTGCCAGCACCGTTCACAGCAACACACACAGTCGTTTCCGCGACACCGTATTCATTCACCGCAGCATTGACTTCATCAAATGTGACATTGCGCGAAATCATTCCAATGGGTACAGCAACACTTCAAGGTTATTCAGCAGCTGATTTATACGCAACCAGCGCACCAATTGAATCAGCAGTCCTTGCCGTCAGCGTTGAAGTCTTTCAATCACGCGTGGCAGCAGGTGGACAAATAGAAGGCGTAGATTTTGCCAGCACCCCTTATCGCATGGGGCGCAGTCTCACAAATAGGGTTTCCACCTTACTTCAGCCGTTTTTAGACGTCGAAGGAATTTGCCAATAATGCCTGCCAATTCAATCGCCGAAACCCGCGCTGCCTTAGCCACGGCATTTTCAGCACTAGCGGCGACCTGTTATTCAAGCGTTCCAGAATCACCAATCCCACCAGCGATCATTGTGGTGCCTGATTCGCCATACATGGAAGTAGTGCTAATTGGCAAGGCAAAAACACAGGTCAAACTTAATTTTGCGATCACTGCCGTTGTTGCTTCAAACAGCAACGCTGGATCACTGGACAACCTGGAAAAACTCATAATCGGAATTCTTGCTGCAATGCCAGCAGGATACGTTGTTGGCGTTATTGAAAAGCCGACAGTGTTGGAAGTAGGTCAAAGTCCAATGCTGGTTGCTGACATAAACGTTTCAACGTACTACACCCAAACAACATAAAAGGAGATAACGTGCCAACAACGATCATCACGGGTCGCGATTTAGTGTTGACGATCGCGACCGTTAACTACGACGCGCAGGCGACCAGCGCGGTGCTTGCAAACTCACCAACAGTCGAGACATACCAAACACTAGACGGCAAGGCTTACAAGCACATTGACGACCAGTGGACATTTGACGTTTCAATGCTTGCAGACTGGGGCGCAGCGTCATCATTGTGCGAAGCCCTATGGACTGCCTGCGAAACAGCACCAAACACAGTGTTGGCGTGTTCACTGACTGCCGCAACAGGCGCAGTGTTTGCGTTCAACGTCATGCCAGTATTTCCAGCAGTCGGCGGTGCAGCACCAGACGCACAGACCGTTGACCTATCATTTGTTGTGGTTGGAACACCAACCGAAACATTCAGCTAAGAAATAACAATCGGGAGACAAAATGAAGTTACCAATAACAATTGAATACAACAACGGCGACCAGATTACCTACACGGCAGCACCGCCTGAATGGGTAAAGTGGGAAAAGAATACGGGTTTCACAATCAGCCAGGCACAGGAAAAGATAGGAATCTCCGATCTTGTGTTTCTTGCCTATCACGCCATGAAACGTGAAGCGGCAGGAAAGCCAGTCAAGCCGATTGAGGCATGGACTGAAACCATTGCTGAAGTGATAGTCGGTGAGGCAAACCCAAAAGTTATCCCGTCGGAAGCCTAAGCAGAATTGTTTGGGAGATAGCCCTGGCAACGGGGCTATCACCAAATGAATTCGTATCAGCTGAGGACATTCTGACCGTTATCGAGATTTTGGAAAGGCGCGCAAATGGCAACTGAGGCAATCAGTTACGACAAGGCTGAATTGAACGCCATCAAACGATCATTTAAAGCAATGGACGAGGAAGCAACAGCGCAAGCGCAAAAGGCTTCCAGCGAATTGGCAGATTACGTGAAATCCAAAGTAATTGACGCTGCCGCGTTTACACGATCAAACACAATTGGCGCAGTGCGTATTGCGACTGGCGCAACAGTTTCAAAGAAATCGAAAGTGGGCGAGATTTCATACGGGTTTGCACGGCAAAAGTTTTCAGGTGGCGGCACAACTCAGCAACTATGGGGCGGCATTGAATTTGGTTCAAATCGCTTAAAGCAATTTCCAGTGTGGTCAGGTCGTGAAGGTCGCGGGTCACGCGGTTGGTTTATTTATCCAACACTTCGAAGCGCACAACCTGAGATTATTAAACGCTGGGAAGAATCGTTTTCAAAGATAGTTAAGGAATACAACTAATGGCTGGCAGTCGTACCCTTAAACTTTCCATACTTGGAGACGTTGACGGTTTAAACAAATCGCTGAAAACTGCCAGCGGTGACGTTGATTCATTTGGCGACAAGGTTGGCAAGGCTGGTGCAAAAATCGGCGCGGCGTTTGCTGCCGCTGCTGCCGCTGCTGGGGCTGCTGCAATTGCAATCGGTGTTGAAGCGGTCAAGGCTGCCGTTGCTGACGAAAAGGCACAGACACAATTGGCGTTGGCATTGGAAAATGCAACGGGTGCAACAAAAGCACAGATTGCAGCCACTGAGGATTCAATCCTGCAAATGTCATTGGCAACGGGTGTCGCCGACGACGAACTTCGCCCAGCCCTAGCGCGTTTGGTGAGAAGTACGCAATCAACTAGTGAGGCGCAAGAATTACTGGCAACAGCCTTAGACATTGCCGCAGCAACAGGAAAGCCAGTCGAAGCCGTCGCGAACAGCCTTGCAAAAGCCTACGACGGCAACACAACAGCATTGGGCAAACTGGGCATTGGGTTATCATCAGCCGAACTGAAAACAATGTCATTTGAACAGGTGCAATCCAAACTTTCAGATTTATTTGGCGGGGCAGCTGCTGCCAACGCTGATACCTATGCAGGCAAAATTGCACGTGTTCAAATTGCATTTGATGAAGCAAAGGAAACGTTAGGCACTGCACTGCTGCCAATCCTTGACAAATTCTTGCAATTTATAAACAAAAACGCATTGCCAGCAATCGAAGCATTTACCAGTGCGTTCAGTTTGACCGGTACAGACGGGTTTGGAAAAACAATTAGTGAAGTCGGCGCAGTCGTTAGGGATACAGTCCAACCAATTTTCGAAGGTATCAAAAGTGTTTTTGATCGTGTCAAAAAAGCAATTATGGATAACAGAAAAGAATTTGAATCGTTTGCTGAGGTGATTGCGTTTATTGCGCCAATCATTGGGCAGGTCATTGGTAAGTCATTGGAAAATGCTGGCAAGATCGCCAGCATTGCAATCAACATCATTGCAAAGGTAATGGGCGCGATTAAACCATTGCTGAACATGTACATTGAAGGAATCAATTTAATCATTCGCGGACTTAATCTAGTTAAGCCAGGCGCAGACATTGCGTTCATTCCAAAAATTGGTGATACGTCAGTGGCAACACCAGGTGCTTCAGGGTTTAGCGGCACAATGCCAGGTGGCGGCAGTTTCACAACAGGCGGCGAAACAGCAGGCACAGGTGGAGGCGGTGCAGGTAACAAGATCACAACCAGCACGTTTGCAGGTGGTACAGGCGGTGGCACTGGTGGTGGCGTTACAACGGCAAGCAAGGCAGCAGTAACGGCGCAGGCGGCGATCACTGGTTTAGGTGCTTCAGGCGTTTCAGGTGTTAGCACAACAAGCCTTGCAGGAATCTTGGCGGCGTCAGGTGGTGATCGCGGCAGCATGACTTCAGCAGGCACAACGATTAACCTGACAGTCAATGGTGCGATAGACAAGGAAGGCACTGCCCGCACAATTGTGGACACGCTAAACAATTCGTTTTATCGCGGTACAGGCGGCGCGGGTAATTTGGTCACAGCATGACGCAATGGAATCCCGTCTGGAAGGTTGAACTAGACGGCGTTGAATACACCAGCGCAGTTTTGGCAAATCTTGCAATTCAAAGCGGTCGAACAAACATTTATGAACAGGCACAAGCAGGTTATTGCAACATTCAGCTGATAGACCTAAATCAAACAACAATCCCCGTGGGCATAAATTCAACAATCAGCATTTCAATTAAAGATACGTCAAATACATTTGTTCCCATTTTTGGCGGTAACGTTGTGGACATTGGGCTGGAAGTGCGGGACGTAGGTTCCACAACATTTACGCAAACCTATTCGATCACCGCACTTGGCGCGCTGGCACGTTTGCCAAAAGCATTGACCAACGGCGTACTTTCAAAAGATGAGGACGGCGATCAGATTTACACGATTCTGTCGCAATTGTTGTTGGCAACTTGGGCTGAAGTGCCTGGGGCGTTGACTTGGGCAACTTACGATCCAACAACGACGTGGGCAGGTGCTGGCAACACTGGTTTGGGAGAAATTGACAGACCAGGCAACTACGAATTGGCGGCGCGATCTAGCAGTCGAACCGACATTTATTCATTGGTTTCAGCGTTGGCAACTTCAGGGCTTGGATACATTTATGAGGACGCCCAAGGTCGAATTTCATACGCTGATTCAACGCACCGCAGCCAATACCTATCAACAAACGGTTACGTTCAACTTACGGCAAATCAAGCAAGGGCAGCTGGTTTGCGTACTGAAACCCGTGCGGGCGACGTTCGCAACAACCTAACTATCAAATACGGTGCAACCAGCAGTGCAGAAAAATCTGCCAGCGACGCAACTTCAATCACAAATTACGGACAACTTTCACAAATAATCACCACAACGCTTCACAATGCAACTGACGCTGAAGATCAAGCAGACTTTTATTTGGCACTTCGCAAAGACCCACAGGCAAATTTCAGTGCAATCACGTTTGACCTAACAAACCCAGAATTGGACAACGCAGACCGTGACGACCTTATTGGCACGTTTATGGGTCAACCAGTGGCAATTAACGACCTGCCTGCAAACATGGGTGCAATCTTTCAGGGGTTCGTGGAAGGTTGGTCGTTTCAGGCTTCGTACAATCAGGTTTCGGTAACGTTGAACGTGTCACCTACGGCGTATTCATTGCAGGCACTTCAGTGGGACGAAATTTCCAACACATTTACCTGGTCGGGCGTGTCGCCTGCGCTTGACTGGGCACGTGCAACAATTATCACTTAACGAAGGAGAGACAAATTACAAACCCAACCACCCCTTTTTCGTTAAGTGATAATTGTTGCACG